GCCAGCCACCATCTCCGCGACCTTGTCGGCCCGCCCCAGCTCCTCGCGCAGCCACTCCCGGAATGTGTTCGAGACCGCGAGCGAGAAGTCGCCGTTGTTCCGGAACCCCATTACCCCCACCACCAGGAGGCCTCTTTGCTCGGCGCCCCGCACCAGTGCCTCGCCGTTCGTCACACCGCCCCCTCCTCCACGCGCCCGTGAGAGTAGGTCGCCACGCGCCGGAGCAGCGGCTCCTCGGCCGAGGCCACCAGCTCCACGATCACCGCCTGGGCGGGCTGCCCGCAGGCGGGGCACGACGTATATCCGGAGTCTGGAAGGTGTTCCATTGATCTCTATTATCCCGCCTTAACGGGAAGGGTTACTTGAACACCAACCCAGTTCCGCATCTGCACGCCGGATGCCCTGGCGGGTCCCGGTACTCGACGCCACTCCACGGGTGGACGAAAGCCCCGCCGAGCTCCGCCTCCACGCCGTCGAGCGGCTCGCACACGACCTGATCGAGGCGGTCATCGTGCGTCGCGATCCAGACCCGGCGCGTCCGGCCGGGGTCAAGGTCCCCGGCCCGAGCCGCCGCCTGCCAGAGCTGGGTCTGCCCCGCGTTCGCCGCCGCCTGGGTCTCGGTCCGGGCAATCAGCTCCCCGCGCCACCGGAGCTGGGCGTCCGCATACTTGGCCGCCCGCGCCTCGGCCCGGGCTGGCGCCACCCCCTGGGCCGCGAGCCGGGCGCGGAAGCGCTCGACGGCCGCCACTTGGTCGCTCCTGAGTCCCACGATCTCGACGATCTCGCGCGCCAGCACGTCGGGGGCTCGCCCCTCTCGGATCCCGGCCTCGACCATCTCCTGGATCGCCCGCCGCGTCGACTGGTCGACCTCCGTCACGAGCTGGGCGCCCCGGGCCCGGACCCACGCGATGGACTCGGGGTTCACGAGGTCGAACCCGTACGCGAGCCCCGACCGGAGGTTCGCCGCCTGGGCGCCGGCCGCCACCCCCAGCACGAACGTGCGGCCGAGCAGTGGGTCGGCGGCGGCCCGCAGGGCCTCGCCCATCCGCTCGAGCTGGAGCACCGCCTCGGCGGCCGAGACTTGACCCGAGGCGAGCGCGGACTCGAGGGCCGCGAGGTCGACCGCCCCGGCCGCCCCCCGGACGGCCGCCAGGAAGGCGCGCCGCATCGCGGGCTCCAGGCGGGCCGCGAGGCGCGTGACGAGCGGGTCGTCCTCGGACCCCGCGGCGCGGAGGCGCTTCGCCCTCCCCGGCGGCGCGGCCTCCTCCCCCAGCCGGAGGTACTGGAGCCCCCCGTCTCCTGGGTACGGAGCGTCGTGCTGGACCTCGCCGCCCACGATCTCGAGCGGGATGCCGTTCGGGTAGGCGTCGCAGGCGGCGGCGTCGTCGCGCCGCAGGCGCACGCAGGTGAGGCAGAGCGGCGCGCTCACCGGTCGATCACCACGATCTGCTCGCGCCGGAACGCCATCACGTAGTGCGGGCCCAGCCTGTTCTCGACCAGCACGCTGTCGTACCCGAGCTTCGTCAGCTCCGCGGTCACGTCGAGGCGGCGACCGCGCGGGTTCGTGTCGACCCCGGCGGCCTGGAGCTTCCTCTCCATGTCGGGGATACTGCGGACCGCGAACGGCTTCTCGGACCGAATCACGACGTCAAGCTTATGTGTTCTTCCTATCATCGAATCGCTCGGCAGGGCGTCTTTGTAGGTGTAGAACCCCACGCCGAAAATTCCCTCGTTCATCCTCGCGCCCTCGGACCGGATGCCGGCCGCGCCGCGCTCGGAGGTGAAGTGGTGCATGGTGCTTCCCTCGAACGCCGTCCCGGCCACGAACGCCCGCGCGTCAGCCTCCGGCATCGTCGCAGACCACCCCGAGGTCCACTGCCCCTGGTCGTCTCGCGGCTGGTTGGGGTCGTACTTAACCCGAGGGCTCACGCCAAGTCCTTGCGCGCGAAGTCCAGCGACCCCCCGATCAGCCCGGTCGACCCTGGCGCCAAGGCTGCCCCGCAGTCCGCGCAGGCTCCCGAGCGGTCGTACCCGGCCTTCCGGAGGGTGGCGAAGAGCGGCTCGACCCGCCCGGGCGGCGGCGAGGTCACTCGCCGGCCCCGAGCGCGCGCCGGAGGTGGGTCCGGACCGAGGCGCGGTGCCAAGCGAACATCGCCCACTCGACCGCGAGCGCGCCCGTCAGCGCCAGGGCCGCGACCCCGTACAGGACGGAGATCAGGAGGTGCGCGCGGGCGGCCGCCCGCTCGGTCGTCTCCCCGCAGGACCCGAGCCTCACGGCCGGCCCCGCAGCGCCCGCCCGAGCCACCGCATGGCGGCGCGCTCGTCCTCGGCCGGCTCCTCCTCGAGCGGCGGCTCAGGTGGCCCCGGGGCGGGCGGCGCCTGGGGCGCGAGGTCCCGCACGACCTGGGACCCGAGCGGCAGGACGTGGACCGCGCCGCGCCCGCCCTCCATCTCGGGCGAGCCCCCGAGCGCGCGCCACTCGTCCGCGCTCCAGGCCCAGGGTGCCGCTTGCCGGGTCTGGAGGTTGAACTCGTCGTCCTCCTCGATCGGGCTCACGTAGTCGACCAGCAGGCGGTCATCGTACTCGGGCGCCAGCCGCTCCTGTAGGAGCGCGCGGAACATCTCGAGGTGCGGCACCAGCACCCAGCGGGCGAACAGGTAGCTCGAGACCTTGGCGGTCGCGCGGCTGCTGCCCGGCTCGATGATCCCCATCACCTCGGGCGGGATGCCGAACGTCTGCCGGACGGTGTCGCGCTGGAATTCCCGGAGCTGCACCATCTGGAGCGACCGCATGTCGCTGGCCTGGAACTCGTAGATCCCCAGCTTCCGGGTCGCGAACCTAGCCCGGAACGCGCGCCAGAACCCCTGGTGCTGGTCCTGCCAGTCCTGCTCGATGCGCCGCCGCTCGACGTCCGACCAGCTCTTCCCCTCCTCGCCCGGGTAGACGATGAAGTCAGGGCGCGCCTGGTTCAGGAACGTCTGGCGGGTGTGCCTAGCCGCGTACTCGTCCGTCTCGAGCTCGTCCGCCAGGGCGCGCGCCAAGCCCGTCCCCCGGCCATACGGGTTCGCCGGGTTGTGGCGCGGGAGCCACAGGATCTCGGTCTCCGGGATCAGGCCGTGCCAGCCCCGGAACCCGACCCGGTAGGCGGGGCGCGAGGGCGTCGGGGTCTCGAGCACCCAGTGCGGGGGGAGCGGCCACACGCTGGAGGGCGCCCCCACGGCGTTCCGCCCCTTGAGCCAGAAGGCCTCGCCCTCCAGCACCCAGTGGAGGCTCGAGACGTACCGGACCGCGAGGCCGGTCATCAGGGGGTTCCCGCCCCCCAGGGCCTCGCGCATCGGGTGGTCCTCGGGGGCGTCCACGACCTCGGCGCCGGCCGGGAGGCCGCGCAGCAGCTCGCGGCGCCGCGCCTGCCCGTAGGCGCGCTGCGCGGCCTTCAGGCGGTACGCCCGGCCCTCGGGGCCGGCGCTGCGCGGATAGCTGAGGGTCCACTCGACGGCCGCGAACGACGAGGCGACCTTGTCGGCCAGGGCGTGGAGCCACGGCATGTCGGCGAACGCCCCGACGCGCTCGCGCGCCCCGGGGGTGGGCGGGTCGCCCGTCGCGCTGGGCCAGAGGCCCCCCAGCAGGCCGTAGGCCTCGCGCCCGCTCTGGTCGCTGAAGATCCCCACAGCAGCCTTCGCGGCCGCCCGCACGCGCGCCCGGAGATTCGCCACGGCTGCATTATACCCCGGGGCGCCGGCCGCCCGCGCGCGCTGGCGCTAGCGGGGGTATCCACACCCACCGGGCTCGGTTGAGGGCGGCTGGCGCCGCTTGATGCTGGTGGTGGTCACGTCGCACGCGGCCAGCCGCGCCGCCGGGGCGGGCCCTTTCTGGAGCGCGGCCCGGAAGCAGTAGGGGGCGGGCGCAGTAGTGGCCCAGCGGCACCGACGAGGTCATCGGGTTGCCCTGCTCGTCCCGGCCTCCCGAGACGGTAACCCGTCCCAGCGACCTCCACCCACCCGTGCTCCGCCCACATGTCCTCGGTCGTCCGGCCACACCCGTCGCACTTCGTGATCTCCACCTTGCTCATTCTTGGGCCTCCTTATTGCCCGACCGGCGGATGCGGGTACACGAACCCCGGCACTACCGCGTGGGCCGCCGCGGCCAGGAGGGCGGACCAGCACTCGCGGCACAGGTCGTGCCCCTTCATGGCCTTGGCGCGGCGCCTCGCGGTCGAGCCCCGGCGGGTCCCGCGACCCGGCGGCACCGTGCTGGGGCACCCGCACCCGTTCGCGCACATCTGTCGCATGTCGCCCTCCCCCTCGCGCGGGGCCGGGGCAGAATCACCCGTGGCGGCCCCTTCTGACAGGTGATATCCGACCGGCGCGGGATGACTCACCCGCCCCGGAGCCTCGAGGCCCCGGGCGTTGCGCCACCGGGCCACCACGCCCCGTCCCGGCGCGCCGCCCGCTCGACTTCGCTCTCCGGCAGGGGCTCGGCGGCGAACGGCGACTCCCCGGTCTCGGGGTCCGGGGCCAGAACCTCAAGGACGCGCCAGCACTCGGCCCCAGTCTCGGGGTCCCGGACCGGCGAGCCGTCCGGCTCCAGGAGGCGGAACACGTCCCCGGCCCGGAGCTCCCGGCGGTCGGCCGGCGCCCAGCGCCCGCCGCGCAGGGCCTCGAGGCGCCGGCCGCTACCTTGAATTTCAGCGGGGTCAGCCACGCGGGGTCTTCCTCAGTCGCGCCTCGGCTGCACTCGCACACGGGCGGTACGTGCCGGCTGGCCCGACGCGCTCGTGGCGGCTCCGAAACAACACCGTCACGAGGCGCCAGGGCGCACCGCAGTCAGGACAGCGGTAGCGCCGACCGCGCACCAGAACGAGGTCGAGTCGGAAGGCGGGGCCCAGGCGGCACTCGGCGCAGAGGCGCACTCGTAGGGCGCGCTCAGCCACGCGGGGCCTTCCTCCGGAGCCGGATCGGCGGGCCACTCGGCCGCTCTGGGTGCAACCTCCGCAAGCGCTCCCAGTCGGCCGACCAGAACGCGACGTGCTCCTTAAGGAATTGACGCATCTGGACGGCCGGCGAATAATCGCGCTCCACACGGGCGTCCCGCACCTCGAATTGGGGGCGCCACGCGGACCAGCGGCGACCGCCGAGGACGAAGCGGCGCTCCAGGACCCAGACGGCGCGCGAGCGAATCACGGGAACCTCACTCGGTCACCGCGGCACCGTT